GAGGAGAAAGAAGGAGAATTAGGCATGAGCGAGATATATTTATATTACAATGGTAAGCTACTTGAGACATTCACTGCATCGAGCAGTGAAAAAGCGCTCGCATCACTTAACAAATTGGTTAAATTTGAAGTGATAATAAATAACGAAAGTGATAGAGTTGTATTTAATGCAAAATTAGACCCAAATTATAAATTTATATCAAGTGATAATATTGATAGGGGGTGAAGTTTTGAAACGTAAAAAAGCGAAGCAATTAAAAGATGTAAATTATGTTATTACAAGGTTTTATGATTTATTGTATACTCTTAAAGATTTGTCCCTTCAATCAGAACAAGCGTATAGGAAAAATAGTAATAATTCTTCAAATGTTAGGAAAGGTGGTAATTTTATCTTATGAATTACATGATTTTAGTGTTCCTTATCTTGATATTATTGATCCTGTCTATTGGTAGAAATATGTTACGGTAAAAGATTTTTCATGCTTAACTATGAATTTCTGCCTGATATGTATAAGTCTCGGCAGAGTCATAATTTAGATGAACGATAATATTAATGGTGGTGAATCAGATGGAAGAAAAAATAGTTCAAATTTTTCAAGAGTTAGGAAAGAAAGCCATTTCACCTTATGAATTATACGATCTTATGAATGATATTGAAGTGAATTGGCAAAAAATTCTTATAAAATTAATCGATTGTTATCATGTAAAAAACGACGAAACAGAATATTATATATACGAAAAAGATATTTTAAGTGCGATCCCATGTATTTCTGATTTAGATGAAAGTATGTTTCTTAAAGTTGAATATTGCGAAATATGGCATGAAATTGTTAATAACGTCTTAGACGTTGTTAAATAAAAAATTTTTTTGGAGGAAAACGAAATGAATGAAATGGTTGAGCGTCAGTCAAATGTAATCGGAGAGGAGTTATCGCAATCTAACGATATGTTTTGTAGTTTGAAGGCGAATACTCCAGAAGAAAAAGCAAAATTGTTTAGAATTATGAATTCACCAGAAAAGCATTTGTCAGATTGTATTAATCAAACAATTTTGGTAACTGATGTTTTTTGTGAGGGGGTGTCATTAACAAATAAAGAGACAGGTGAAGTTAATATTTGTCCTAGAA